ATATCTTACACTGTTAGAATGTCAACTATGGTTATCAATTCTAATTATTTATATTTTTACTAAAACTTATATAATGCTTATATTGAGGTTAATCATAAAAATAATAATGAATAAAACAATCGATATTGAAACAGGCGTACCAAGTGAAGTTGTTAACCTGGTTTTTGATAATAACTATTCTCCTGCACAAGCATGGCGTGAGTATTTAAAATTATCTCAAGTTGAAGTTGCGAATAAAATAGGTATTAGCCAATCAGCTTATTCTCAATATGAAAAAAGCCAAAAGCTAAGAAAAGCAACACGGATTAAAATTGCCGAAGCGCTACAAATCAAGCCTGAACTGTTAGATTTTTAATAAAAACCCGCCGAAGCGGGTTATTAGTTAATTGCTACCGATTTAATAATTCATTTATCCGACTACGAAACTGATCATGAGTTCTTTTTGACTGGTCAACATCCAAAATAGTTATCTCTGTATGATTAATATCATAATCGGCTTTATTTCTCATTAGTCTTTCTTGCTTAAGAATATATGATAATGATTTTAATTTATTAGAATCAAATGGTTCGTTTTTATGCTGTGACGGGGTTCCTAAATATTCAATAAGAGCCGAATGGTGAGATATTGAAACCTTAGGATTGTATTTTAGTATTGCTGATATTTTATGGTACATTCCATAATATCCACGAGAAATAAAATTGCGATAATTTATTTCTCGCTCATTACTGAGAAAATCAGTAGCTGAATTTAAAAAGTCATCGCCCGATACACTCATAATTCAACCCTTTTAGATGGTCTAAATACAGCAGTTAATTTACAAGAGTCCAACTCAGGAGTTTCTGATACTCTATCCGCTAATTCGAAATTCATATCAACTAATATATCAATACTCCCCGTAGCTACACCAAAAACAGAGTGCCCACCAGCCACAGTTTCTAACTCCAAAAAATCACAAACTTGATTATATTTTTTAAGAATACTTGAACAAATATCTACTAATAAAGCAATTTGAGTATCAGAGCAATTTGTCATCTTCCTTACCTCTAAAATCTGCATTTTGCGCACATAAAATGCATTAATAAAAACCCCATCGCATTTTATCTCAACAGCTTTTTTACAGATAAATTCAGCCATATTGGAATCCAAATATATAGAAACAACATTAAGAAGATGTTTTAATAATGCTGGAGTATTCAAATATTCTCTATAATCAAATAAAACCTGTTTCTGTTTTTTAAATAAAGAACAATGATTTAATAGTACAGCATAATTAGATAAAATATCCAAATCAAAAGCACATGATAATGCGCTTTCAAAGTGCAGTTTCATTAGAGCATCGTTTTTTTGAACACCATATAACAACCCCAACGTATTATTTTTTTGAATATAATCAGGTATTGAGTTAGCTTCTATTTCATACATTATAAATTCAAACTCACTTAATTCCTTATTACTATAAAGATAAGGCGTTAATTTAGTTTGTATATCAAATGCTTTTGTTGCTGGCTTTGCTTTCATGGTTTTATATTTATTATTAACCTATAATTAGCTTATATTAGTGAATAAATATTTTTACAGTATAGTTAACAAAGCTAACTTAGTAAAGAAAATTTATACTAATCACAAAAATTAATAGGTGCTATGTATTTGACTGTTAATAGCTTTGCAAACCAACTATTAGCAACTCATAAATTTCTGTTTCTTAATTAAGTATTAAATAGCCTTATTACGTCAGGTACTACCTTATGTAACGAAAATATTGATAAAGAAAAGACAAGTAAAGTTACAAGAAATACAATAATAAAAAATGCGAAAACTCCACAGCCTCTTATTTTTGCTCCATTGTTGATTAACTTAAAAAGTAAAGCTAACGTAGGGATATACCCTACTATAAAAGATATAGTCTGAATAATATTATTAAAAACATTGTCTTTTAAACCATCTTGCTTAAGCAAAAAAAACAAAGCTGCAGACACCGTTAATGTAAAAAAAACTACACAAGCATTTATATCCCTAACATACGTCAATAATACAGTGAAAACTTTGTCTTCATTAAATTCTGGTTTATCAAAACTTTTAGGTTCTGAGCTAACTTTTTCAGCATAAAGTTTCAAGTTTGAAGATATTTTCTCCAATCTATTATCAAGCTTCTTCATTAATTCATTGGTCTTATTTATTTTAGAAAAAGTTATTAAAATGAGAAAGAAAACTAAACTTATAACTAAAAGCGCTATTATAACAATCACCCAAATTGGAATAAACATATAACCAAACTACCTCTATTAATTACTAAAAGAGTCAATAGTTTGTTTATTAATAATACAAAAATCAAATGTAAATAGGTTAAATAACGTCCACAAGATTATTTTTTATCCAAAAAACAACAAAAAGAGTTATATAGACATTCACAGGTCATCTTCATTATGAAGATAACTGATAATAAAAAACCACCCGAAGGTGGTTTGTTCGCCTACTCGGCGGTGAACGGTTTTGGTGGTAAATCATCTAAAATGACCGATTTCTAAACCGCCTATGCGGCGGTAATCTAGATTATATCAAACATAGCCTTTTGTTTTAACTAAATTTTAACCATTTTTCCAAAAATAACCCTTTTTTCTAGCTCTTAAATTAATCTATATTTTTCAATGGATTAAAAAAGCGATTAAAAAAAAAGGGTTGTTGAGGTTACCACCAAAAACGCCAGAAAAAACTTAAATAAAATCAATGCCTTTACTGACGTTTTTTTTGATGTAATCAGATTTAATTTAGATAATCAATATCAGCGGCAAAGTTTATTATTTTTGATTTTGAGCCGATATCTATTTCACTGCGAATAAAATTAAGTGATAAACCGATATTTACTTGAATTTTATTTAATGCAGATGAAAGGTTATAGTGCAAAGCAGGGCTATTTTTATTTAGAAAATCGGAAAGCGCATCATTATATAAATCGAATACCTTATAATAATATTCTTGTATTGTTGCTAAGTAGTTGTACTGACGCTTTAGATTATCAATGTTAATCGATTTAAAGTTTCTCATGCTTACACCGCCAAGCCACTCTATAGCTTCGTTGAACTTGCTAGCAGGTAAATCTTGGTAACGTGGTATCTTAAATTGCTGATGAAACTTTGAATAAACAGCCTGATGTCTCTCACCTGTTCGATAAACTCGCTCGTTTACCGCTTGCTGGATTGCTTGTTGTTGTTCGGGCGAAATCGTATTAGGGAATTGTTGCGCTACTTTTGGCATAAAGTGATTATAAAGTACATCGAAACATTCTAATTGATATTGTTCTAGTGTTGCCCTGATTTCTGGTTTTACTCGACTTGTTTCAATACCGAATAACCAACCGTTGATCATTGAAATTGGGAGGCAAACATACTCTTGTAAACCTTGTTTTGAAGGTGTGGTCATCATGACCATACCTGAGCTTAACACTTGATGTCGCTTGATTCTTTTAAGTTGAGCAGCCCAATCTAACCCAATATTTTCACAAACTGGTTTCATTGCTATATAAGGTTTGTTTTGGTGATTAAGAACGATTAATTGTTGATTGTGAAACTGAATTGTTTCTAATTTTGTGTTTGACATGCTATATCCTCTTGTTATTTTCGAATTAAACTCCCAACTTGTTTTATTTTTGTTTGTTGGGTGCCAAGAGGTTCGAAAACCGCAAGAAGTCGGCTGGAGTTATTCCCCTAAGGTATTTTATTCCTCGCCCTCTCGGCATAGATTTTGAGCATAAAAAAATCACGCTAACGGGGCGATAAATCCGCTTCTTGATAAGGTTTCGACACCTCTTTAAAAAATATACAATTAAATTGCTTTGGTAGTCAATAACAAATTAACTAAATTTAAATAAGCCCGAAAGGGCTTAGTAAACTTATCACAAGCCGTTTTCTTAGTGAGGAGTATTAAAATTGCTAATAACTTTATATTTTATATGTTGATTCGTGGCTTGCAAAACCTCAATAACAGCACCTTTATATCTTATCACCGTAGAACGCGATAAATCATACTCAGCATTATTAGAAAAAGCTGGACGAGCCATATCGTTATTAAATTCTCGATATCCTATATTAATTTTATTACCAACCTTACCGTTATAAATCAGTGTTTGCTGGAATCCATCCTGACTCGTTACACTAACCTTTTTATAAGTAAACTGTTTATGATTCTCACAAAAATCAGTCCCTGTTGTAAAAGATATACACACTTCATTTTTAGACGAATCCTTACTAACCCTCATACCTATCGGAGCAGCAGGAACATTGAAACTTTTCACAATAGCATTGCCATTTACACTTCTTGCCGCAAAAAATAAATATTTTTTATCTTCACCTAGCTTAGGATAATCACCCGCATCAATGATATAAGAGTACCAATAATTATTAACTTGCGTTGCTACTGGAAAAGAAATTACATCCATTGTTTTGACGTTGCCTTGGCGAACCATATCATCACCTATATACGTAGTCGTAACTACATTAAGATCAGGATAGCTTTTTTGAGCAACCTCTGGCACATAATTATACTTAATATCATTCACACACCCAACTAAAGCAAACCCAATTAAACCTGCTAGTAAAGCCTTTTTCATACCATTCTCCTTAGTTTTTGGGTAATAGTATGAAATTTATTAACTAAGCGCAATAAAAAACCACCTTCAGGTGGTTTGACTGATGGGTGACTTTTCAAATGTTACCCTTTAAACTAACAATTATTTTGATTTGTGCATTAATTTCAGGGCTTCGCTTTCCATGATTTGAATATCGTTAAAAATAGTCTCGTTTTCAGCTATGTTGTTGACTTTCATAACCCATGGCAAACAATTGTAATCGAGGCCTGTAACGCCACCCATGCTTGTACGCCATTGGGTGGACATTGCTTTAAATAGCTTAAAAACATCTAAATTGTCTTGCCATATTTCTACATACTCATCAGCGTAATCATCTTCGGTTAGACCGAATGCCGCCAGTTCATCTTTTGACGGCTCGGAGGTATATAGAGCAATGGCAAGTTCAATTAGTTTTTTTCGCGCTGACCTAACATTTCTTTATAGTATGTATCGGTTATCGCACGCCAAGCAGCAGGATAGTTATTTAATAAGATTTGCATGTTTTCTTGATTAAATTCTTCATCCAAACTCCAACCTTGAACTATTTTCATGACAAGATCGACGATTTGTTTATCTTTAACTTCATCTTCAAGTTTAGTGAGTTTATCTGCTGAGTAATGGTTAAAGGTTAGTTCGATTTGCCCGTCCTCTTGACCTGCACGAGGAATTAAGACATTACACTTAAACGTTGGTTCTGCGACTAATTTAAATTTTGCCATTTAGTTTATCCTTATTTATCTTTATAAAATGTGATCGCTGGTGATTCAACGGTTGTGTTGATTTTTACGGTTTCAATCTCGTTGATAGCCGTCTCAGGTGTTGGGTCAAATGACACACGTACAGCGTCGTAGCGAGTTTCTTTTGCTTTTGGTACATACATTTTCATTGCTACCACATCGTTCGTCTGATCTAATTCCTGTAATAGCGAATAGATCAGCAAAGAGCTGTCATGAGCAATAGTAAAGCTTTTGCTTTTTGCTGATTTAATGGTTGGTAATTGTCGTTCTGTATCATCATCCAAAAATTGAATTTGAACAAATTGTTGTTCACCGCCCTCAGTAGCAACCTCTTTTACCTGTGGTAATCTTTCCCACGCTGTAATTTTAGTTAATGTTCCGCTACCCTCATCAGCAGGAAATGCGATGACATTTGTCGTGTTAATATTGCCAAGAATGGCCTCTAAATTATTAACTTTCGATACTTTAGCAACCGCATTATTTAATTTTGTCCAACCCGAAGCAATTAGAACCTCATCACCGACCACAAGCCCGTGATTCGCTTTCAATGTAACAACCGCTTCTTTGGCGTTTGTAATAGTTTCAAATGCTAAAGCCTCGCCTTTTGATTTTTGCACGTAAACACGTGCGCCGTTAGGTAATGCAAAACCCATAGTAAAACTCCTAATTAAATTAATGTATCAGCACGGTAATTCATGCTAATTGGGATGGTGTAAGTGGTTTTATCTGTGATAGCAGGATAAACGCTTGGTATTGAGTTGATATAGAGTGAAAAATTATCTTTGGTTAACTCTGTGTTGAGCTTAAAATGTTTAATAATCGCTTCTGATATTTGCTGAGAGCGTGATTTACCAGTGTTAATTGGAGCAACTACGCTAACTTGGTAAACTCCTTTGTAAATCCTTGAATTACCGCTTAAATCAAAGTTGGTTGTGATTGCTGGCAATATGTTGGATTTTAAGTATATTTCGTCATTGGGTGTTGCTTCAATGTTTTCATAAATGATTGGTAAACCTAGTTGGTTGGCAATAATATCTAGATGCGATTCGAGCAATTCTGAAATTGTCGAAATCAATTATTAACCTCCTTTTGCGGCATTTTCAAAATGAACTTGAGCATTTAGTGCGGCGAGCCTGACAATACCGTTAGGCGCTTGTTTAGAGTGTCCAAATTCCAATCTCACGCTATAAGGTAGGTTGTTAGTAAAGTAGATTGACTGAACGCCGTAAGTATACCGTCCAATTTGTTCTATTCCGTCTTTTAATGTTTCCGCCCCCGACGGATCGATTCTATCCAATTCACCAGGTGCGGGCACATTAAAGGTGACTTGCCAGTTGCCACGAAACCGCCCACCAGAATAATTTGCTCTTTTCTTGATGTCCATTGAATCGTGAACTTTCAGACCTTTTTTTAATCGTCCGTTTCTAGTTAGATTGTCAGGATTATCTCGCAAAGATGAATTATAGTCAGAAACGGCAGTGTTATATGCTACAGCGGTTTGATTAATCGCCCACAATTCGGGGTTACCCACTGGTGACATTCTGATAATGTCTTGCAATATTTCGATACTAGCCTTTTTAACCACACGCTCATTTTTTGCTTTCGCTTTATCTACAAACGCATTGATAGACAATAGAAAATTTTGACTATTCGACATTTACGCTTTCCTTAACTGTGATTTGTAGCATATAAGAACATCAGCAGGTTTTACGGGATTAGGCTGTTTAATCAGGTACTTTTCTCCGTCAATAGTTACAATATCATTGATTTGCAGCTCAACATTAGCAGAAAAAACCATTTGAATATCTCCAGACTGAATAACCGTTCCGTCAATCTCAATTGGGTTGTAATTGGTTTTTATGCCAATTGTTGTAAAGGTTTGATTTTCGGTAATAACTTCTTTACCGTTAACAATCGAGACCTTACCCTTTCTTAATACTGAGTATTCCATTCCGTATTTTGAAAGGAGCTTCAAGGCTGTATTAAATGAACGTTCATAAAAGTTCACCATCACGACCTCTCGGCAATACAATTTATTGAGAACCCACTGCTAACAACCAAATCGCCCAATATTGACATAACAGCCGTATACTGCGGTTTAAAGCCAGATTCATCGACCGCATAAGCGACTGTTAACGCACCAGCTATAGACTCCGACTTTACTGGAGCCTCACGCACACTAGGCAATAAATCATCCGAAATAGCCTCAATAGCTAACATACATTGAGCTGTTATTAGTGGAGTTGGGATCTCATTGCTAGGTAATAAATAGCCATCCAAAACAATATCCTTTCTAGGGAATGGTAAAGATTGATTTTGTTTAGCTTTCTTACCTGCCCAATTTAATCCATTCAAATAGTCCATTGCTTTAATGAGCAATGATTCTTTATTGTCAGGTAAATTTATACCTCTTGCGTTAGCAAAATGCTCTAAATCATCAATGCTTGCATAACTGTTAAAGTTGCTAGAATTAGGATCGGCATTAATCATTCATTGCTCCATGAAAAAGGGCGTAAAGCCCTTTGTTTTAATTATTTACTTTGGCAGATTTGCCGTTAACGTTTGGCGCTCCTAGTTTGATTAAAACGCCAGCGGTAGATTTATTGCTGTCAAAGTGTTTTTTCCAGTTAACTTGATTGCTCAACTTAGCTAAATCTGGATTAGCACCTTTTGATGTATCCCAGCTGTAACCAAGTAAATCGATGTTAACTGTACCCTCTGCACGATATCCGATTGCTAAGTTTTCCTGCGTATTGATGTCATAAGAACGGAAGCCCGGAGCTTGTGACTCAGTGATTTTGACAGCACTTGCAACTAAACCTAAAATCGCATCAACTGGCGCAGAATCAGTAACTAATACAGGTTTGCCTAATGTGCCTGGTTGACCACCATAAACCACAACACCAGCTTCTTCGTATAGCTTGTTATCCATTGCCTGATCTACAATGTCAAAGTAGGTTGTAGAATGCATAACAAATAATGCGACACGATTAAATTTGTCGCCATATTTGCGCAATCCTTTAGTTAATGTTTTCTTCCCATCGGTCGCAATATCTGCGGTTACTGTCATGTCAGTGTTAGCACCAATAGCAGCCATTAGAGAATTGATGGCATATTTAACGTAGCCCTCTAATGTTGCATCTGCCACATCAACGCCGATCACCTCTGAAAATTCAGAAATATCACGCCCACGGCGTTTAAATGCTTCTTCTGTTGTTTCATAGGGTCCATATTTCCACGGTACTTTGACGCCCACAGCTTCGCCTGCGCCGATTTTTTTACCTGTAACAGGATCAACCGAATTAACATCACGTGGATCAATAGAGCCGTTAACTTTGTAAAATGCCCGTTTACGAAAATCTCCTTCAATTAATTCATTATCGATAAGAATTGCACCATTAGATGCCGCATTAAATACATCCAAGTTATCTTGGCGTCGCTCTAAAAATGCGGTTTGTGCTAAATCGTTGTAAATGATTAAATCTGTATTTACTGTTGTTGCCATTATTTAACTTCCTCTTAATCTTTTGGTAATTTTAAATATGCTTGTTGACCATATTTCTGGATGTAGTTGTGTTTTTCCGTACTGGTCATTTTTGAACGAACTAAATTGGAACCACCTGCCTTATGTCCTCCTCCTCCAGTGCCTTCGGCTCTTGGAAATAGGTGTGGAGCATTATCTTTTAATGATTCCACCCACTCTTGAGGTGTTAAAGGAGTTTTACCGTCTTTACCAAGTAAAGGTTCGCCATCTTGTCCTACTGCGACAGCCTCGCCGTCATCACTTAAAATAAACATGCCTTTGGCACGTAAACTAATATCTTCTAATGCTTCAGGTAACGCTCCCGCTTTCAATGCCGCATTAGTCATTTTGTTGCTAAGTACAATACTGCTATACTTTTCAGCTTTTTTTTGCGCGCTATCGGCTCGTTCTTGTTCTGCTTTGAGTTTTTTATCAAACTCGCTTCTAAACCGCTCTGTGCGTTTGTTTAATACCTCATCGATTTTCCCTGCTGAAATAAGTTTTGCTTCTTCATCATCTGAAAATCGCTGTAAGATTGTTTTGACGGCGTCAGGATCAATCCCTTCAAACTGCTTTAGTTTTTCAGATAATGCCTTTTGTTTACCTAACAATTCATTATTTTTATTTTTTAAGCCTTGCGTGTTTTCAGCAACTGCTTTATCAATTAAGGCTTGCACTTCTGGGGTGATTGTCGCGCCACCACCAGCATCGCCACCTTCTTGCGCTTCTGAATAAAACTTTCGGTTGATTTCTCTAAATAACATAATTTCCCCTCAGGATTTGAGCTTTGCTCTGAAAATAAAAAAGGCCGCATATAGCGACCTTGTAGATGTTAATGAATATTTATTTATCTATTGTTTTGCTGTTTTCCATTTTATTGGTAACTGCACTCATACTCATAGCCATCATACGTTTAATGGCTAAATTTGGCTCGTTATCAATCAACTTTTGTATCTCCACTAAGATGTCATCATCCCACGGCTGTTTTTGAATTAAAGCGTGGACCTTTCTTAGATTATCGTTTGTCATGTTTTATTAACCATTCTAGTATTAAAGGATGAATTCTCTTTCTCGATTCAGTATCGCCAAGCATATACAAAGCAAAGCTTTCAGAAAAAAGCTCTTCATTTGAATCAGAAGAATAATAACTTAGCACATGCGCCCATTTGTCATTATATGCAATTTGAGTGATTTTAGATAAATACTTCTCATCTTGATAATACAGATAGTGCCCGAATTCGTGCGCTATTGTTCCTTTTATGCTTTGAACTGATGCGTAAGGTAAAACATCCAAGTTAGCAATTATCCGTGCTAACTGTTTTTTATCTGGAGATAAATCAATTTCATAAATGGCCATATCTTTAAACCCTAGCATGGCGGCGTTTTCTGCAATTGCCTCCCATTCGCTTGGGTCTAACATCCATTGCGCCATGTGAATTGAGTTTTGAGATAAATTATAAGCACCAGCCGCAGTTTCCGAAAATTTATCTTTTGTCCCTAACCATGAGAGTTTTGATAAATTGAACCTTTTAATAATATCTTCTGATATTTCAGCAACATCTTTAGCGCTTTCGAGAGATGTATCTTTCGGAAATTTAACATTAGCAGCTATGCTTTTTCTTTGCATCCAATTTTCAACATCTTCAACTGTTCTTAAATTTGAAAGTTGACCACTAAGTTGGTTGTTTAATTCGTCAATTGTTAATAAGTGTCCATCGCGAGTGAAAAACTTTTCTGGCTCAATTTCTCCATTTCGTAATAACCTCGCTCTTTCTACCCCTAATATTTGCTCTTGCCTCTCCTGTGATTGTGTTTTTAGCCACTCAAGATAAGATGTTTTAGCAGGAACTTGACCATCCATTGATGCTCGTATGCCAGTTGGCACCTCATCAATGTCGATCCCTAGTTCACGATAACTTTTTAGTATAAACGTTTCAACAGACCGACAACAAAAATGTAATTTACCCGGTCCGTCACCGTATGGAATGTCATGACCGATAGGCTGGTTATCTAATGTATACTGTTTTAAATCACGAATAATACACATCGGAGTAGTACTAGTATCAAGCGTAGATAACCATTGCTTGCCTTTTATTAAATCGCTATTAGCCTTTCCGAACTCATCACGAGAAACGGCGGCTGTGTGAGATACAGCTGAGCGAATTAATGATGATACGTTTCTCTTACTCGTTTCTAAAACGCCATCTTTATAATTGTTCTTTTTAGTACCTCTCACTCTTCTAATAATCTGTTCAGTGGTTTCGCCAGTTACATAACCAGTTCTAACGGCATTTGTAACACGTTTAAGTCTGTCATCTTCGATATTGCTTACCCATTCAGACAATAATCGCCCTTGAAATGGTTTTGCTTTTACCACCGCAAATAACTGATTGGGCGATATCTGCATTAAAGGGTATTTAGTTTTAACAATATCGGATAATAACGATTCAAACAGTGAATATTGATAATTACTCTCATATTCACTAAATGCATTTAATTCACCAAAGAGATAATCAGAAAATGAATTTAATGACTTAACACTACTGAGCATTGATTCAAGTCGTGATATTTTAAATTCACTAGAAGATAAATCATCTAACGCAATATATAGCTGGGCTGTTAACTGTTGATCAACGACATTTAGAAGTTTAAGTGATTCTCTTATTAAATTATGCTCATAACCAACCAGATTAACGCGGTGATAAATTGCTTCATCGCGAAGTTTTTTGTTAATTGTCATAAATTAATCCAGCAACTGAGGATCTGCGTCTTTTAGCTCCTGCTTGACGGTTTCAGGATCTGCGCTTGGGTCAATGATATCTATTTTTTGCATTGCACGTATCATATCCTCATCCCTGATTGCGCCTGATTGCCATGAGCTAACAATAGCGGTAATCATGCCAGCATCAGCAATCTTAGAAATAAACTCTTGATTGATAGAACAGACAATATTATCAACCACTACCCCAAGATAATGAGCACACCATTTAAGTGCTATCGTGTAAGCCTCCGACACGTTAGAGCAACATATACCGAGTACGGATGTTGATGCTGTTTGATCACCATTAGCTTGTGTTGCGGTTTTAGCTGATGAGTTTTGTTCTATTAACCTAGCGCCTAGTGCCACCATATAATTGCGCTTATCGTCCATACCCTCTTTAGCTAAAGTGTTAGGCTGTGCTTGGGCGTAAACAAAATTACCGCCCTGAGGAAGTAATAATGGGGTACGAGATCCAATCTTGACACCATTCTTTTCCAAGAAATCTCGCCATTCAGTGTCTAATCCGATAATTGCAGGCTGAACCTGACCACAAAAGAACAAACTATCTTCATAATCAGCACTATTACGATAGTGTCCTAAATTGATTTCAATTAATGAAGATAAAGGGGAATCATCAATTGTTGGGTCGTTGTTTTGAGCACCTACAAATGTAAATGGAATTTCATGCCAATGATCTTCATTTTTTGGTTTTGGCTCATAAATAGAATCAATTTCATAAGGTCCACTGTTATTTTCTCCTGTGCGACGCCAAACCTTACAGATAAACTTGCCTTCTTCAATGGCTAACTCTCTGTATTGAGTGATATCTTTAAGACCATATCCATCAGAGACTTCAACTACTTCCCGAAGAACAACTAAAACTAGCTTATCTTTGCCGTTAATTCGTTGTGTTCGCCAGTTAATAATATCTTCTGCTTTATACGATAAAATCATAGCCTCATTAGAATCTGAGGAGTAATCAACATACAGACCATGACGGCCAACTTCTAATACTGATTCAAGCGTTGATTGTGACTGTTGGTAAATACTTGTTCCCGCACCATCTGCATTAGTTTTGAGATATTCCAACTTGTTAGGGATGCTAATTGTTGGATCTTTGCGGAAAGCCATACCAATTAAACCAATTTTTGTGTGACCAGTAATACTATAAAAAACCGCCCTTGCAATATAATCTTGATTGCGTTTTTTATTACGTTCACTCTTATCTGTGGGATCTAAATAAGGTAAATACTGATTACCTTTTGATTTAATTATTTCAGCTCCAGCACAAACATCCCGCATTTTTTCCCAGTTAATAGATGCTTGTTTGTGCTCAGGTCGAATAAAAGTAATGTCATGATTCATTAGAATGTTGTTTCCATTTGAATTGTAAAAGCTTGTCTGCGTGCATTTCGATTAGCTACAGCAAAATATCTAAACGCATCCGCGCCGTGTGATGTGTGGTCATGTAACGGTTTATCTCGCCAACAGCCGTTTTTATCATCCCATGCTTTACGATAGGCTTCTAAATTAGCAATACCTTGTTCGCATTTGCTTGAATCAAACGCACACAAGGGGAGAATTTCACGAACTGATTCGATGCCATCATCAACACTTAACCTTGGGGCTACATTAAACTTAATGCTGTATTTCTCACCGTCAATTTCATAGCCTTCTTTTGCTATCTGTTTACGGCTCTTACCATCACCCGATAATTCACGATTATCAATATCGTGCGGTGCCCAGTGCTCAGCATATTCATAGCCAAGTTTTTGTGATTTGTCTTTAAGGATCTTCATATAGTGCCTGAGACCCTCGCCACTATTTTCGTAGTAGTCGATGATGTGAAATTCTTCACCCACTTTACGCACAAACCAAATAGCGGTTGAATCACCAACCCCCAAGTCCCAATAGGTATAAACTGGTAAATGGCTATTATCAGGTAGTACGGTAATGCGTTTTTCTTTGTATAGCTCTCTGAATTGCCTTGCATAGTAAGCGCCCTCGATTGATTGCTCAAATGCTTCGCTTGGGATAGATGGATATTCACGCTTCATATCATCACCAAGCGTTTTCTCTTTAGCGTGATACCAAGCTTTTTGTTGTTCGGTTAAGTCGATACCATGCTTAGTTTTTATTTCGCTAAAATACTCTTCTAATCGAGTTGGTATCGGTTCAACTGGCGCTATCGCATAAAGAGGATTCTTCCACCAAGAGAAGAAAAAAAACTTCCAGTCTAGTGATGATAAAAGCTTGCCTTGAATATGGGCTTTTTCTGCGGTATTACAGTAATCATAAAAATAACCGCTTTTACCCTCTGCGGTGCTTTCTATTGTAATGAAACACCCGGTAGCAACAGCTTCAAAAGCACCGGTGACAATTTCTTTAGCTTTATCTGGGAACTTTGCACAAATTTTACCGAACTCAGAAACATGCAGATAACGAAGCGTGCCTCCACGGAATGAAGTTGATACATAAAGCGAGCCACCTTTTTTAAATACCAACTCACCTGCGGCATCATTACTAGCAGGATTCGCTTGCTTTATTTCTTCTGGCAACCTGTCATACGCATATTTTACTTTTTCTCTAAATAATCGTTTAGCATCATTTAGAGTATGAGCAATCAACGCACACTTGGCTGATTCAAATAATGCCGCGTCTAGCTGAATAATGCACACCTCGGTAGTAAATCCTAATTGACGAGCTTTTAAAATGATATTCCTTGTATGCATACCTTCGAAGTATTCAAGCTGTTCAGGAGTCATCATAAAGCGAATTTGCTTACCTGCTTTATCCGTGATGTAGTAGAGATTATTTAAACGCCAAAGCTTATTGCTGAGTTTTCTTAAATGTTCAGGAGATAACATTACCCCTCCTGCGATAATTTATCCATTAAGTCAGATAGCTGATTAATCGAGTTGTCCTTTGGTATGTCATCTATGTTGTAAGCTTGTCGCTCTAAAGTGATTAAGTTTTTAAGTGTTTCACTTAATGCTTTCATTGATTTCACTCTTTCTGGCATTGATATGACGGACATATAAACTTCATTGAGTTTGTCCCTGCCGTTCTGATCAGGATTTACTAATAGCTCACCAAGTTTTTTGAATGCCTCTATATCAGCACATTCAGCGCCAAGCTCTTCAAATAAGGCGTTGGTAATATTACGAGCTTTACGAATATCACCTCGGTGTTCCATGCGAATATTAGCTATTACTTCGGCATTAGCTTCAATTAGTATCCGCTCGTTAAGTGCCTTTTCACTGGATACCTGAGTGGATACCTCTTTTTTGGATACCAGCGAATCCGCTTTGTTTTTAATTTTTGCGCTTAAATCCCTTTCCCAACCATCACGCTTGGCTCTTTTGTTTATTGCGCCGTGAGTTATTCCATGTTGCGACGCTATTTCTCTTATGGACAACAAACCAGCGCGGTAGGCTGATTCGATAGCCTCCCAGTCTGGCTTTATCATAATCTTTCCTTAAACTAATAATTGAATTTGTTTCATCGTTACCCTGCGAGTATGATTAATCATTTATGTTAATGATATGTAACTGCTGATTTTGTTTCTTTCTCTTCTAAATTCATTAGCATGAAATCACTCATTAGATTGTTTAATTTATCTATGCCAGATTGATTTAAATAAAAGGTAGTGCCGATTTTTAATGAACAGCCCTCTTTTGTTTTATTCATATCAATCATTGAACCATACATACATATGCGTTCAAATTCTGAAAGCTCTCGTTCATAGAATCCCTCCAAGAAGGACGCTAGGCTGTCGGGTTCTAATTCCAAGTTTCCTAGATGATGTTTGAAAATATTATCGCCATTTATTCTAATTAGATGTTCTACATATGAGATGCTAACAATGCGAGCGTAAAAAATAGGGTTTTTATTATTATCCATGATAGTTACCTTTATGCTGCCAATATAAATTTAATCTGTCCCTGCGTATTAAATATTGTTGAGCATCGAGCCTCGAAATCTTTGTAATCAATACAGCCTTTTGCAATTGTTGTTATTGCGATTAGTTGGTCTTCTACCGCTTTCAAAGCTTCTGGTTTTAAAAATTGATGGATTTTTTCACCTTTTTTCGTGCGCTCTTTGATGCTCTGATAAACCTTTTTAGGTAGTACGACACCATAAACCCACTTCTGGGTTATCATTCCGAACAATGATGGACAACCACCAGCATGATTATTGAATGGCAAGTTAGTCATTTTTGATAATGCTTGATAAAAAGGTTGTTGGAATCGTTTTTCCCATGTTTGTGGCTCTTTATGAGTTAGTATTGCTAATACTTGTTCGTCTGTGTACGTTATTGATTGAGAGCGAATGAGTTTATCTATTTGCTCATCACACCATATTTCAAAATCCACAGACAGCCACCGGGCAAATCGAACGGCTAATTTAGGATGAATCCAAGTACCACCACCACGATCCTTTCTTGCTCTGCTAGTTTTTACATACGGGATTTTCTGGTATCTAGATTCTAACGCATTGATATAATTAACAGTATCAGGAAGAGTTAGCCAATCATTTGGTCTTCTGCCAAATTTTGACGCAGCTTCTGTAGCGTTAATCCAACCATCATCGTTAAAACCAACTTGATGACCGTTAAAATCAAATTTAATAATATTCATATTATGTCCTTTATAGAATGAGCCTAAGTCACACAGAATAAACAGCCCCAAGATTTCAGACATTAACTGTCATTCTCTCAGGCTCATTCTGTAAAGCTCTTGGTTAATATTTGCCGTGTGATGGCATTATGATTGATTGAAAATTGAATTGGGTTTGTGGTGTTTCAAACATTTTAGACATAAAAAAACCGCCGAAGCGGTTTATGGATAGTTGTAGAATTTATCTTCTCTTTACTGTAGCTTTTCCCAAATGAATAAACCTGTTAGCTCCCTCTATCGCCCCAGCTGAGTTACCATCCTTGTATACAATAATTAAATCTATCGCCCCATAATCTTTACCACCACACCAAAGATGCGTATCATCACAACCGCCAATAACTTTATAATAAGTTTTATCGTCTTTAACATAAGATTTTTCTGCATAAAAGTAATTACCACCCACTGATACAAGCAAAGGCTTGTCTACTACAATAAAATATTCATCCATATTAATACCTAACTTAAAATTCAATGTAGTAGCATATTATATGAGTATTTTTTATAAATCTGTTAACCACATCACATTTTAACTTAATTGCGGTTATCTTATTCAACTCTATTGACTAATCTCCCTTATCGCCCTTTTATCCGCATTGCACTGCCTAAGCTCGTTCAATAATTCAGTGTACAGAACTGGACATTGTCCCCACGTGATTCGCTTATCAATATAAGGCTCGTTATTTGGTTGTGTTAGTGATGCAGGAATATTGCATTGATAAACGTGCTCAGTTTTTACCGTTCCGCATCCAGTCAGACACGTTACTAGGCATAAAATCATTAGCACATTGATTATTTTTAAGCACATCTTTTATCTGCTCTTGAAGTTGTTTAATTGACATAGCATCCTGAGCTTTTTCTTGCTCTCGTTGTGCTATGATTTTGTTGTTTTTAGTGATGTCCTGGTTCAACTGTTCGATTTTTCCGAACAGTTCAGCTTTATCTTTTTGTAGCTGTTTCTTCTCTTGATAATTGTTGTAACCGAAATAGACAGCAAAGACAAAGCCGATAATGATTAATGCTATGCTTGTTATATTTGTCTTATTCATAAGCTTCTATAACTTCCAACTTAAATGACTGCCCGTTAAGTTCGTTCATCAGCAAATTTAACGCCTTTCTACTTTCAAATAACTGGGTGTCGTTATTGCTCATGCCGACTAAAATACAGCCTTGTGTATCTTTGGTCCAATTACCTGCATGGATTAAAATATGAGAGCGATTAGGAACGTCTTTGACTTGATATACTCGACCAAATTTTGGTGAATTAACGATGTTACATTGATATATAGCAGGTGGAATACATGAAATTTGACGTTGATTATCTTTCCACGGTAGCTCTAAAGTTGGCAAAACCGCACCCGACGGCAATTGTATTTTACCAAACGTACCGCGCTCACTTGTTTTTAATCTTGTTAGCCTCATTAATCTTCTCCTTTCGCTTTTTTAATTAGTCGCTCCTCCAGCGCTTTAATAAGAGTAGCGCCAGACCAACCAGCTAAACCAGCTACACCGCCAGCAAACTCGAATTGCCAATTAAAATAACTTGCGGCCAGCACAACCAAAGCACCAGCGAACGTTGAGATAAATATCTGGGCAATTAACCCCCAAATATTGAATTTGTCGCCATTCAGCACATGGTAGCAATAGCTAGCTAATGAGCCGAGTGATGTAATAATAAATAGATAAATGACAACAACCCAGTTGACATTATCAGGGTCTTTTATCGGCATAATTAAATCTTCTCGTTAGTTAATGATGTGACAGCGTACTAGCTATATTGAGTTGTGTGCGTGTCTAGCATTGCTGTCGATTTGATGTTGAGTGAATACTCAAAATTTGGGTATAAAAAAACCCCCAATTGGGAGCTTTACATGAATCTGGTGTTTCGAAGTGCTAATTTTTTGATATAAGTAAAGAGTGAAGTCTTTTTATGATCATTAAAATGGTTAATAATAAATTTATAGTAACAAAAATTATTGCTGGTAAAAAAAACAAACGACTTATACTTAGTTCTGTTTCGATATAAGGAATGGTTAATACAAACTCACAACTCATTGAATAAAAAAACATAACACTATTAAAAATAATGATAAAACCATAGAGTAACTGATATTAAAATATAAATCTTGAAGCAATCTAGATTTCAGCTTTAACATTAGATCGTTTTCATTTTTATCATCATTTAATTTCTCAGTAACTTTACCCACTTGATCATAAACTAAGACAAGTACACTCAACAACAATGCTGTAAATATCGAACCAAAATTAACAAGCAACGAAATAATATCATTACTTAAATTTACCCCCCAAAAACTACACAAGATAGCAATTACCGCTGGTAGAATAAAAAAAGTTACAATATCACTATAACTTAGTCTTTGTGTACTAGCATCATAAAGTGTCTTTATATGTCCTTTAATTAAAGAGCATATATTTATTTTAGCATTCATAATTCATCAACCTATAGATAATCCTGGATACATACGTTGAGCATACTCTTTTACAATTTCTTCACTCCATTTTTGCATAGAGCTAAATACAGGAACGCCATTAGTCATTACAACAGTATCGTCTAGTTCAATTTCGCACAAAACATTCGTTGCTTTCTCGCCAATTCTAAATGTCCTTTTTTTACCATCCAATTCAACGACACTTTTTATTACAGCTGATGTTTCGAAAAGTACTTCGATCGCTTCTAACTTATCACCTTTACCGATGAAATCTCTCAACCGCCCCAAAGATTTATTTTTTTGCGGCTTAATAACCAACTCTTGTTCCTGATGTCCCAACAACGTTAATTGGTCTGTAATATCTTTGCAACCATTAAATTTAGTACATCTAATCTCGGTCATTCTTGCATCCAACCAAGAATTAAAGGCTTTATCATATGATAAAGTATTCATTTGCAACTTCTGTTTAGTTTTACTAGAAAAATACTTTGAAAATAAAGAATAAAATAAAGTTTTCACCCCAGAGCTTCTATAATTAGAAGTTAAAACAATTGCTTCATCAAAGCCAACTGGTATGAAAAAATGCATATAATACTTAATCATTTCAGCATTATTTTCAGCTTTTCGGAAATTGACAAGCCCAGTATCTATATCGATAATATCAGTTTTTATACCATAAGTCCCAACAACAAACCAAACACTTATTGTTCTACTGCCTTGATCAATGAATACGTTTTCAAATCGATAGACTTGTTTTGTATTGTCATTAATCTCATACGATGCATATTTTTTAATAAAATCATCTAAAAGTGTAAATAAATCATACCCCGAAATATCGTCAAGCCGAGAATAGTGGCGCCCTTGAGGTCCCATAATGTTTTTATTATAGCTACGAAATAGATATGGAGAAATTGAGTACATTATTCATACTTATCGTCATTAATAATGTTAAAAGTATAATTCATTTTTAACATATTTCATATATTGAATTTTAAATGAATAATGTTGACTTTTATTATAGGTTAACCTATAATAATAACCATCAACAAGACGTTGATAAAGCAAACCCTCAGCTTTCGATGAGGGCTTAAGGAGAAGAAAAAATGAAATTTTTAATCATATTTCTTCTACTACTTGTAAGTTTTCCGGCTTTTTAAGTAGTATCAAAGGTGGGGTGAAAGCCCTACCGATGACCTTAAATATATCAATTGACACTTAATAAATCAAGGTGATTTTATGGCAAAATCAATAACAGAAATTCAAGCAAAAAGTGACCAAAAACGAGGAGTTAAAGTGAAAGGCTTCAAACTTCACGTTGATGATATCGCATTAATTGAGCAAGCAAGTAAAAGCCTAGATATACCCCAAGCTCAACTTATTGTTGATGCTGTTAAATACTATCTTGATAACAAAAAAGCCTCTTAATTGAGGCTTGAAATAGATAAGGAATAACGTAATGAAAAGTGATTTTTTACAAACAATATGTGCAACTGTTATTGGTGGTTTAATATCAGCATTTGTTAGTGTTGTTGTTACATATTACATTCCCAAGTTGCAACAAGAAGAAGAAGGAAAAAAATGGCTGCAAATTTTTGCTGTTGAAATAGAAGGCTATCATGGTTCTGATATAATCTGCGAACGCATTCAGACAGTAAATAAAAAAATAAAAGAATTTAATAATACGAATCTTTTAGAAAACAGATTAATCACTCCAGACTCCGAATTAAATTTACCTTCAATTTATAAATCTAACCTAGATAAAGTTGGATTATTAAAATCAGAAGACGCAGAAAATATTATGAATTTCCATACTTATTTTAATAATTCTTTAATAATTTTTAGTGAATCATCAATATATAACAAGGTTGGATTTAATAAAAAAACACTCAACGCTTTATTAGAACAGTTAACAAATGCTGAAAAATACAGAAAAAAAGTATTAGACTCAGCCAATATAAAATATAAGTCAAAATGCGAAATGGACTAGGTTGCACATTGAGCAATAAAAAGCCCAACTATTTCAGTGGGCTTAAATTCTATGCGTTGGAAACCGCATTTTGAGCTAATTATATATGCGCATTTGCGCAAAGTCCAGCTTTTTATCTACAATATTTTGCATTTTATGCAACTTTTTTGAAATATTCGTAAATATTTCCTCTTACAAACATCTCAGCTTGATTTAATAAATTAATAATATCGTGTGGACGCTTCCCTATCGCTTTTGCTTGGGCGTTACACGAAACTCCACGCAAATAATATGCAGTTAAAACAATCCACTGTGAATAATTATCATCTTTTAAAATCAACACCGCATTATCAACAATTTCAGCTTCATCTTCTGTTAAATACTGACGATAATCAAAATCCATTGGCGCACCATCAATACCTGCCGATTTTGAGGGGTATTCGGTTCCCATTCTTTTTAATATACGGGTGTTTTTCCATGCTGTTAAAATATCTTTAGTTTCTCTCATTACGCCCCCTTTTTTAACTCTTTTAATTTTTGCTTATACTCAGCTTTAATCTGTTTTATTTGCTCTATCGTGTATTTTTTGGGTTCGTGATACCCCTCTAACCATTCAATTTTTTCAATGCCAATTTTTTTCACCAGATTAATTCTGTACTCAATGATGTTCCCTGACTTGTGATTGTTACATGCTGAACATTGCTTATGTACATTCAGCTCACAAAATCGTAACTCTGGACACGCACCAACGCTTCGATAGTGTCCTGCGTGATATTGACCCGTGTGATAGCGTCCACAACTAATACACGGCTCGCTCTTATCTCGTTCTCGAATAAATGCGTTAAATACTGTTTGTGCATCTCTTAAATGCTCTGAGCGTGTTTTTACGCCCTCCTTGGCTATCCGTGCTAACTTGATTCTAGTTCGCTCTTGAACTTTGTTATCTTTTGCATATTGAATAGCACAATCAACCGAACATACTTGAGCGAGCGAGTTAAATAGCGCAAATTTTTTGCCACAGCTTTTACATTTTTTCTGTTTTATTTCTCTCTTCATCGTCTAAACTTTGTAACTATCCCCTAAAATAGTACAGCAAAAAAGTAGAAAATTATCTATGATAAAAGTAAAAGGGGATTTAATTATGAAAAAAATGACTGAACATCAAATCGTCGCTATTTTAAAAGAAGCTGAAGCAGGTATTCCTGTCAAGGAACTCTGCCGTAAATATGGCATGGGTAATTCAACTTTTTATAAATGGCGGGAAAAATACGGCGGAATGGAAACTTCGGATATCAAACGCTTAAAAGAGCTGGAGGCTGAAAACCGCAAACTTAAGCAGATGTTTGCCGAGCTTAGCTTAAAATCACAGCTTCAGGAAGAAATCATAAAAAAGCTTTAGTGCCCACAAAGGCACGTAAAACGTGGGCACAGCAACTACAACAAAATCATTCAGTTACTATTGCTATGAGTTGTGCCATTGTTGGCTTAAGCCGTTGTGCTTACTATTATCAACCTAAGTTACAGGATGATTCGGTGATTGTTTCGGTATTGAATGCTATCACAGACCGGCATTTACGCTGGGGCTTTCCTAAATGCTTTAATCGTATCAGAAAGCTCGGCTATCAATGGAACCATAAGCGTGTTTATCGGGTGTATTGTGAATTAAAGCTTAATCTCAGAGTAAAACGAAAAAAACGCATTCCTCC